ATTTTATTATATTTAACCCATAATTATAACATAGCTTATTATGAATAAAGAACTTAAAAACGTATTGGGGGGGGGGTATTTTAGAACCTCCATGATAGGGGGATATGTAATATGAGGCGTAGATTTTGTGGAGGTACTAGTCATATATCCGATATGTTGGAGAACGGTATATGGGTCATTACCTTATATGACGGTATTATTAAAGGAGATATGTACGACAATCGGTTCATAACTCCAGGCATGATATGCGTGATTGAAGACAATATCCGGTTTTGTTACCGGGAGTTTAATGTATCGGATTACACGCCTGTTAAGTGGATTGAAGGTATTAGTAGGATACAGGACATACCTTATGTAGGAGACAAGGATCTAGCTCGTCTTGATTATGATGGTAAGGGTAATAGCAGGAGGATAATGGAGTTGTATGGTGATTATAATACGGCGGCAAAGAACCTGCATGAGACTCAGCAATGGTCTTACGAAAACCGTACCATACATCCGTATCTAATGTCTTGTGGGGAGCTGGATTTGGTTATAAGATGGCAGAATGATATAGCTCATGTGGAGAGTACGGCTTGGTGGTATAATGGGATTAGCAGGATCACGTTAAATACAAAAGAGATATGGACATCCACGTTATGCGATTCTGTTACGGCCTACTTATTATATAACAAGCAATATATAAGTCTAAGTAATATAAACAACAAAAAATACTGTTATCCGATATACGATGTTGATGAATCCATATATCTTATTTACGGCGACGATAATCCACCTATAATCGGGTAAGGTTCTGGTACTGGCCTCCTTCCAGACGCCTACCGCCATGATCCCTACCTGGCCGGCTGCGTCTCCACCTACTTTTTTCCTTGGATTCCGTATCATACATCCTTAAAATAAGTATCTTTGATGAAAAAATATGTCAGTATTTAACAAGATCATATCATTCTTCTGTGGCGATAATATCGACAAGATCCGGATAAGGGAAAGCACGGTAATGAGAAACAATCAGGTTCATAAGCTTCATAAGGAGATTATAGACCAGTTAGGTGATTTGGCTACGGTCGTATCAAGGAACTACGTATATGGTAAATATGATTAAGAACGTAATGGAGCGGGATATGATAAATGAGATATCCACGTTGTTTGTAATGATATTCACGTCAGGGTTGATGTTTGTCATGCCGATATTAGATATAGGGTATAATGATATCCTTGTCATAATAGGATTCGGGATACTACTATCTTTTATGTTAGCCATACTCCCGATCTTGCTTTCTTACGACATAAGGGATGAGATCATTGAGTTGATTGAGGATATGGACAGCCAGATCGTGGTAGACACTTCGGTATACAAAACGAACCTACCCTAGGTAATTACTAGGGTAGGTGATGTGCTATTTTCTTTTAACATACTTATCTATCAGATCTATTGATAGTTTAGTTCCCAGCTCCTCCTCCAACAGGTTAAGGTAGTTCTGGTGCAGGCATCCTCCCCGCTCCACCTCTCTAAAGCCGGCCCCGTCCCGGATCCTGACCAGCCCTTTCCTTGGATCCATGTCGATCAGATCCCGAAGCTCGTTCATATTCTTGAACCGGTTCTCTATTACCTTAAATACATCGATCTTAGGTTTCTTATCCTTATTTTTGGGCTTTATTTTAATTCTTCCGCTCATAAGACATTAATCACTTTCCAGTACTACCAAACCCACCATTTCCTCTCTCGGATTCTCCAAGGTCTTCTAACGACTCTACTTGATCCCATACGATGCGTTCCCGTCTACGAATAAGAAGTTGAGCTACCTTACCACCGACATTACAATAATAAGGACTATGCCTATCCATTTTTCTGTGAACTATCATAATCTCACCACTATATCCTTCATCAATAGTAGCAGGGGCGTTTTGCATAATTAGCTCGCTATTAGTAAAACCACTACGTGGACGGATTTCCATCTCATAATCCTTCGGCAATGCTACATGTACACCGGTATGATATATAATCCTACCACCGTCAAGTTCTATATCCTTAACAAATAAATCCATGCAAGCATCCTCTTTATGAGCATATTCAGGCAGCTTAGCCCCTTCTTCCAGCCATATCTTGACCTTACACGTATCTATACCATCAAGTAACTCAATTACCTCTTTGTAGCTCATAGGTTGCTCTGATGCCAATGAAATGGCTCTTGCCAATAAATCTTTAATCTTACTCATTTTATCTTGTTTTTAAATTCTTTCCCCTTCGGACATTGTAATTTACATTCCTCACCACAAGCGGAACAGTTGGGTCTCATTCCGGGCACCCCTCTTCCCCCGTACGGCCAGTAGGCATAATCGCAGACGCTCCAGAACGCCTCCATCGCCTTTATCTTGGCATCGACGGTTATCTTCTCCTTCACCTTTTTCATGCTCTTCCTGAACTCGTCTTTCATATCCTTCCCTTCTATCTGTCTGGCCTTACGTCTCTCGTTCCACCAATTGTAGTAGAATTTGTCTGCCATCTTATAAGCTTCGGGGTCAAATTTATCACGATGCAGGACAGGTGCGTCCTTGATCTTTCTCAAATTCCTGCCACAAACATAAGCAAGCCCGGCGTACGGAGGTATGTCCTTAGGATCAACCAACCCATCCGGTACGCAGTAGTAGAAGTAGTTGGGCCGGCCGTACCTGACCCAGTCCCCGGTCTCGTATAGGGCTTGCTTCCGGACCTCGAACCAGCCTTGCATTACTTGGTGCTTTTCCTGTTTCTCGAAATCCTTGTTGTAGTCAGCAAGCGAGATCTTAACCTCAACCTCATAAGCGTACATAGATCTGGTTATAGCCAGATAATCGGACTCCCAGTTATATACATACAGGTTATTTATCACCCATTTAGGAGATACCAAGAACTTTCTGTTCAGGATATCCAATATCCCTCTTTCAGTGTACTCAGTACCTTTATTTGATTGCCGTGTTCCCATCTCCAGTAAGAGGATTATTCCTATATCCTACCGCCATTATAGCGTTACCTATCAACATTCTCAACTTATCCATATCTTTATCATGGAACGAGAAAGTGGTTAAGATATGACCATTGGTCTTATCATAAGATTTTATCATCAACACAGCCACATACTCACCCATCATCTTTCCGTTCATAATATCAAGATCAATTATGCCGTGATCTATTAGATCAACCACATCCCATCCTAATGGCAGGTACTTTTTTATTTGATTAATGTCCATACCAAATATTATTTATAAAAAGGAGGGCCGTGCTACCCTCCTATGGATACACACGAGAAATAGAACTGAAAGCGATCCTAAGCACGTAGGATTTTATTAATTCCCGTAGGCTGTCTACCGGTTATCATTAACTACCGACCTACGGGAATATGTTTAAGAAAACACCATGTGGGGAGTGGGGGAATCGAACCCTTATCCACGCTACGATTAGGAATCGTAAATTCTATCCGTTAAATTAACTCCCCTTTATTCAAAGATCTATAAATTGTATATAATTACCAAACAATATTTTAGCGAATCCGGCTGGAATCGAACCAGCATCTCCAATATTATGGCGATCATCCAATAATCCTCGGATCCATATACCCCTATCCTCCCGAACAAGGGTATCAAACAAAATCTAAACTCTAAATCTAATGACAAACTCTATTAATCCAACTGTGGACCCGGCCGGACTTGAACCGACAACCTGCTGGTTATGAGCCAGATGATCTAACCAATTGATCTACGGGTCCTAAATATACCACATCGTCTTTCACAAGAGGATGTGGAACGGAATTTCTCGAAAATTATATAGTAATATCATGAAACTATTGTCCAACATTCTAGCATATAGCACCAATCCTCGAACGGGAATGTCTCTATACCTGACCTACCCCATCCCGTCCCCCAACTGTTCTGTAGGACGAAGCCGGCCTTGTCCCATCCGGTGAGGATAACGGCATGACCTCCCAAGTTCTGTCCTTGGCCTTGCCAGAATCGATTACCATAATTATAGCAATACAGACCTATAACCAGAGGCCCATTCAGCATCAACGCTACCTTAGCCGATACCAGATCTATGATCCTAGCGTAACTGTTTATTTTCTCCCCATCTACGCCTACGTTTTTGATAGACTTGATAGCGTCACGAAGAACCATCCCTTCCTTATCCTTATCCTCTCTCAGATCATATATATCGTAAGGAGAGATCTTAGCCGGTCTTTTAACAGCCCTTATACTCTTTCTCCAATTAAGTATCTCAGCCAAGCTTACAGCGGCGCAAATAGGGGAAGAACCTTGATCTACCACGCTATCAACGTTATTGATCTTATACTCATCAGGAACAGCCTCATGTTGCATATTCATGATAGCGTCCCTATCATCCGCTGGTGATGGTATGTAACCTAGTCCGTAACTCATTTTTTATCTTTTTTATGATAGTCTATTATCTTGATATTAAACGTATCGGATCTTTGCCTTACCTGTATCGAACCCCTAGCCTTTCCCTTGGCGTCGTACAGGGCGGTAAAGCCAAAGTTATCAACCCGGCCGTCGTCCAGCGTAAACCGCCACTCTTTCCATTGGCCCATCACGGTCCCGGAAGACACTATGGAATCCACTACATAAGATATATCAGTAGTATCGTACTCCGTATAGTAGGTTCTTGACGTACTGCATCCAACAGCCGCTAAGGTAAACAACGTTAACAAGAAAAACAAGACTTTATTCATTTTCCTTAGTCTTTTTACGTTTCTTAGATTTCTTCTTCTCTTCAGTTTTATTCTCGACATTTACGTCATTGCCGGCATCGGTACCAGTAACCTCAGAGATATTATTTTCAGGTATATCGATATGACCTGAATTAGGGTCCATCTTATCCTCCTCGACAATAACCTCATCAGACACATCACCATCTAAAGCCTCAGGATCAATATGATTTTCCAGATACTGGATACGATCTGACATAGCCTTATTTTGCTCCTCTATTTCTTTGTACCTTCTTCTAGCCTCATCGAGTAATTTAGATGATAGTTTATGTTTCTTCTCTATATCCATATAAGCCCGTTTAAGAGTCTCTTTCTCTTTTACCGACTCATTATATAGATCTCTTGATTTACTAAGCTCATTCCCCATCTTAACGATATGAGAATCCTTTGATTCTATATCCATATCAAGAGAATCCACAAGCGTATTAAGATATCTTTCTTTTTCCTCCAATTCCGTTATCTTACTACGAGCATCCTCATAATTTCTTTTTAATCTACTTGAATAGCTAATAGCTTCATCAAGATCCTGTTTTAGAGTATTTATATAACTACTCTTTACTATCTTCAATCCGAACATCCTCAACACTTTTATAAGTTCTACGAATATCGGCCTTTATCTTGCCGACTATAATTAACTCAGCTATATGCTTATCTTTCTCGACTATAGCTATATCCTTACGGACATTAGAGACTCTGATCGTAATATTCTCGTTATTAGAGAAAACGAACGGTGATCCTACCAAAGTGAGGCCTGTATCGTTGGTGAACGATGGGAGCATCATAACCATCCCGACAGTATCATCCGGGAATGAGGCCGATATGCCTGTGTCTATATCAAGAACATCACCTTGACCCAACGGGAAGGCATTACCTTGCTTGATAGGAATATCCTTCCCCAATGAGTTCCATGCCTTAGAGAATTTTAAAGAGTTGAGAAAAATTTTACCATCTTTCTCAACTATCCCTACCATTGGATCGCAATTCATGTGAACCTCATCAAGCTTATCATCCGGTTTTTCCTCAAATTCTTCAAGATCTCTGGCTGATGTAAATGACTTACTCTCCAGAAGTTTTTTGATATCTTCAATCGTAGCCATACTATAATTTTATTATTAAATAAACGATCTTCAATCCTAACTTCAAATCAGATGTCTTTTCGAACATCTCCCTAAGAGGTAAGATAGTAGCGTCAAGATCTGACGCTACCCATTCTCCATCCTTATAATACATATTCTTTTCCTCGGAATACGCTACACAAGGTCGATGCCCTAAGTTCTTCATAACCGTATCTACCTTATTTTGGATAGGCATCGAGACACGGTTCACTTTAGTAGATATATTAAAATTACTTTCCATTAAATTATTCATTTTCAATTAGTTAATCAGAAAGGAAGATCATTGTCATCTCCAAAAGGAGGATATTGAGGAGGTTGTTGCTGACCTCCAAACGAAGGAGCTTGGGCTGTCTGAGGCGAAGCCTGCTGGTATGATGGAGGAGGCGTCTGCGGCTGGGCTTGCGGCTGATATGACGGTGGGGGCGTTTGTGCGGTTGGAGTAACCCCCATTCCTTGGTTTCTCTCCTGCCCTGATTTTTCGTTTTCAGCCTTGAACTTTTCAAGATATTGTTTAAATACTTGAAAAGCGAAAGTATCTTGGGCTGTATAATCGAATTTCTTATTGCCCATAATATCCATACTCTCTACCCTATCAGGCCATCCGTTCTGTCCGTTCTTATAATATTGCTGGATAAGCTCGTCCTTCCCATCTGGAGTCTCCCTTGCGTATGAGATAAAGAAATTACCGGGAGCATATTGATCCCCTTTCTTAGCATGAGCAGGATTTATTACCACCTTACGCTTTAGATCAATATTAGGCAAGTATCTCACCAATGACTTAACATAATTATTAATACCTCCCTTTTGAGTCATCAAAGGAACATTTATAATATAGTTCCCTTCATCATCGCTTATTTTTATAGCTACGTATTTAGTTTTTGACCCGTTATAGTCAACCTCCCTTATCTCAATATCTGATAAATATCCCTCT